TAAAATGGCATGTGCTGCAATTATGGCTAACCGACACTATACCGATACCACATTCGCCCAACTCATATTAGAACACGAATCACGGTATAGCAGAGAATACCCTGATACGCTATAGCACAGCACACGACGCAAGCTACATACATACACGCACAAGAGGATCATACTAACACTATGATCCTCTTGTTGTTTATATGTCTTATGACTATGCGATGCCCATACACCACCACTACACGAACACACCAACTATACATAACACATTGACATAACACACACCATGACTATGCGTAGTATACATAACGCACGTTCGTGTAGTCGCATGACTAGACATAATAATAGCGTTCGCATAGCCACCCCCACACCAGATATTTTTAATGCTTCGCATAGCCACATGTAATCAGATGTGAATTGTTTCGCATAGCCACCTAGTACCCACATACCCCACCCTTTCGCATATTCATCGCTTGCCGTGGTTAACTCAGTCCAAAAAACAATCGATACCAATTTTTCGCAATCGTTTTTAGTACTATATAGCTATTGTCAAGTTTGGCAGTTGGGTATACACTAGCGATAGTTATTGATTAAAAACAACAACAAGGAAAACAATGTCAATCATACGACTAATTTTAATGGCTGTTGGTAGCGGTGCGATAATTTCATATTCTGTTGCAACAATTGGTTTATTTTTTGCAATTGCAACAGAAGACGGGGTTATTCAACCAATAAATAGATGGCGGGTGACAAGGCAAACGTTGTTGGATTTTGCAAGCGTGTTTATATATGGCTGGGTTGTTGGATCAGTTGCATCTGGTTTATTTTTACTAATTTTCGGAGGTTAATATGTTAATTTTAGATTTGTTTGATGGATTAGCAGTATGCGGTGCAGGTGCAATTGCACTAGTTGGCGCGGCGATTATTATGTGGCTGATAGCAAATTTCAGAATTGAGCGACGTGGCGATAATGATTGGATAAGCGAGAAGCAACCAGACGATCTGTAATTCGATTATAATGATGCCATATCAAATCAACAAGGAGACACAATGAATGATCTTAAACGTACAGTTGAAATTGCAAGAGAGGCAATAGCAAATACACAGAGAAATGAAAGGGCGCTTGGGTTAAGTGCTGATATTATTGATGCATTGTCTTGTGCTGCGTATTTCGCAGCAATCAAGTCAGAAGGTGAGGGTTGTGATGAATACATAGACTATCAAAAGATAATGTGCAAAACGTTGTTCATGATAGGCTATAACGCAGGGAAAGGGTTAATTGACAAGGGATGAGTACATTATGATTGATAAGATTGAAAAACTTGAAGCTGAAATCAAGTATCTTCACAGCATGATTGTGATTCAACATAATAAAATTTATATATGCAAATCTTGGGATGATGAGTTTCCAGAATGGAATAGAGCTTATTTAGTTATTGCTGAATCACAAGATCAAGCTATTGAGATGATTCGCCCAACAACTGCCAGACACAGTACCATTGATGAAGTTGAGATTACCAATGGTCTAATTTACAACCATATTATTTAAAGCTAATCACAAGGAGTAGACATGCTTTCAAAGAACGATGAAAATGAACCGGTGCGAGGGTTTTACAGTGGAAAAACCGCAAAGGCTATGATCGCAGTTGCGGAAGAGATGGACAGCATATTTGTAACAACTGGTGAGCGATACGCCGATGGTTTATGGGTAGCAGTTTACAGCAAAGACATTGGCAGGATGTCTGATTTTTGGCGGCGAGTGGAAGCCAAGTTGCAGAAAACAGAAGGGGGTGAATAATGGACAATTGTACAACTGATGAATTGTGGGCCAAAATAAAAAAAGCTCGTGCGTGGGCATTAGAGCATTTTAATACAGATCATTGTGAAGATGCACGACTGTTTGACGACGACTTCAACATAATCCCGCCAAGTTTCTTTGTTGAATTTTCAGACGTTGATCGAATGGAGGTGTCGCCTTCGTTGTTTGGACGACCATCAACCGTATGGATAAAATACCGATTGCATTTTCTAGGTGATGACAGGCTGGTATGGGTAGGAAAACACCCATTTTCTGGCGCATCATTCTCAAGGCTTTATGTAGAATGAACAACAAACAACCTGCTCCAACATGGGGCTTACAACATTTAGTGAGAACTATTTATATTGATTTAACATAGATCAGAAAGGAATTTAAAAATGCTTGGACATATAAAAAGGCTATTTGGTAAAGTTGAAAGAGAAGTTGAATGGGTATCATACGACGATGCGGATCTAGAAATAGATTTATATCGTGATTCAGATATTGATTTATATGACGATGAAATGGGCATAGATTTAATTCGTGATGTAAGGGAACAGCATGTGGACGTTCGTCAAGTGACACAAATTGTGTTGTTCATCTTGCTGGAGAAAAACCTACACCACTTTGACATTCACGATCAAGTTGGGCGGGTAGTGCTGGCCTCATATCAGCCTCACAATCAATACGATCCAGTTCTGCCAGTTCCTCTAATCAATCTTTCTCAAGAATTCAATGAGGCGTATCGCAACTTGGCAGAGGTTTTATCTGAATGGATAGATGCTATGTTCGCTTTGTCCTATGACTGTGAAAATTTCAACAACTACAGGGGCTATTTGCATCGAGCGCCAAGCAAACCCACAGCAGTTAATACACATGCGTATACAAAAAGCATTATCAAATACGGAAAAAATGCACTTTATTGGGCAAGGAAAAGTAATCAGTGGACACGAGAAGAATGGGATTACTTTCAATCCCAAATGCTTGAGAGCATGGCACGACCAGACCGTTTTCTGGATTATGATGATGAACGTACAAGGGCGATTTGGGAGAAGGCGGTTAACTACAATATCAACTTATCTCACTAGTCTTCCAAATATAGTTGGTAAGCGTTTTTCACTTTGAAAGAGAGTAGGTGAGCAATTCGTTCCGAAGACATTCTTTTTTCAAATGAATCCGTACCAAGACGAGGTGCTGATTTTACAATAGACAGTGAATAAGATTTTCCAACTGTTTTTACTTGAATTAACCCAGCGTAAGGTGGGAGTTCGTCTTTTGGGATTGTAAATCCATGAATTGCATACCAGAAATAATTTGGTCTCCAATAATAATTTAATTTGCTTGATAGAACCTTGTGCTTGTGAGTCTTCTTTGCATCAGCGCGAAAATCAGACAGAGAGATTTTAATTTCCAACTCGTGTGCCATATTTGACTTTGTAACAGAAATAATGTCAGACTCCCATCGATGAAATCTGACATTTGGAATAACGTAACTGTGGTGTTTTGTTTCCATGAAGTATTCCATGAGAACAGCCTGCATTTTCTTTTCATTCATACTACAGTTCGTGTTCGATGAAGTGAAACCACAAAGCTACAATCATAAATGGACCAAGTATGCCTGCAAGAAATGTGTAGGAAACCTTCTCACCAAAAGAAAAACGGAAATCTCTAAACGTAAAGGTGTATAACCAAAAGAGAATTGGGCCAATCAAAACCCAGAATAAAAGTAATGTGGATAATATGTTCATAGTACATATATTATCATACATTTTGCAAAAATACACTATAAGTAAACATAGCTATTGCAACAAGCAATCACTGTGCTATATAATATTGCCATGAACAAAAAATCTGTTATTATTGTTATCGGTTTATTAGGAATCGCAGGTTCTCTTGGTTATGCAGTTGGAAACGGCTTAGACGAAGTAACAACTCTAAGCTTTTTGATTGGGGTTTTTGGAGTTGTATCTGGATTCAGATTGTATGGGTAGGAGCCGGGAAGAGATGATGCATACAAATGGAAAATGGGAATTGATTGAAACGGTTGAAGGGGAGTTGTGGCTGGTAGCTGGGGACGAAACTGAGATAGGCGATCCCACCTCATACTTTATTTGCAATGCAGATGATTGGGACGACGAATTTGTTTCAAATGGGCGATTGATGATGATTGCCCCGAAGTTATTACAGTTAGCACAGGTTGGCATACGTATAAATCTAGGAAACAAACGTGCGCGTAGATCTTATATTGATTTATTAAACAAGGTAGTAAATAGCATGGAGGATGCGAATTATGGTTAAAACAAAATTATTTAAAGGGACAGGTAAAACTCACAACGAGGCAGCAAATGCAGCAAGATCGTCTTTGTCCCGATGGCTTCGACTTCATGGCGAAGAAGTTGATAACTTCCAGCTTTCGACAAATTCAGAGAAAGTTCTTGGAGATCCGCATGAATATACAATCATTTTCGTCTACAAAGAAACCCCAGAGGGAGATGAGAATGACGAGTGAATGGAAAAGACGCAATGCTTTTACACTTCAAGAGTTAGAAAAACAGGCGTTTGTTGACATAACAGCAATGGGATTAGCAGCAGTCGCAAACAAACACGGCGTTACACGGCAGTGCATTGGTGCAAGAATTAGAAGGTATGAAGCTCAAATTGGCAAGCAGCTTATTATGCCATACAACTATTCGCTAACGTGGTTTGGACGGCAACATCTGAAGGAGATAGAAAGATGCGTAACTACAAAAATATGACAACACTGCAAATAATTGATAGGACTGGGAAGAGAATTTTACAATAAATCAAAAACGGAGTATAATGATGGGAATGGAATCAAAATTGCTTTTGTGGGGGCCATATTCTGAAGCAGTGCGAAACTTACTCGAATATCCAAAAGAGTATTATAGAAACGTGAACAATGGATCAGTTGTGTTCACAACGATGTATCAGTGTTCGTCAAATGGGCAATCAGAAATCTTACTACAATTGTTCAAAATAAATGGATTTAATGGTTGTTATTTTAATAATTATCAATTAAAAACAGCCTTAAATGAAATGGATCCGTTTTTAGTTGAATTGCTTGAGCAAGAGACAGACGAAAGCATTGACGACTTAAAAATCCTTTCAAAAGCTGGTTTTCAAATGTATTGTGACTTTGGGTTCTAATATGGAATATATAAATTATTTTTTTACCATCGGGCTTCTTGTTTATCTCCATATAATGCTGGCAACATTTACGTATGGTGCATATAGTAGTCATAACAAAAAGGCTTTTTCAGCGTATTTGTTTTGTTTGTTTCTTTGGCCTGCTGTCTGGGGGGTAATATATTTCGAAAGGATTGCACCACCACAAAAGGAGAAGGAATGAATTTGCTTGCAGGGTTGATAAGATTTGTGTCTTTGTTTTTTATTGTTGCATTTGTCATTTTGCTTTCAACTGGTAGTTTGCCATTGGCAATAGAGCAAAAAGTTATGTTGGGGGGAATACTTGGTGTAATTTATTTGATAAGTGAAGCAATCCAAAGATTAACAAAGAAAAAATAGTTTTAGCAAAATAGGATGAATTATGAAAAAAATTATAGACGTGAACGGATCGTTTGAGCAGGGTTGGGATGATTTGCCGCCTACTGGGAATGCAGGATGGCTTACGAACCAACAACCGAAGAAATGGAAGCTCGAACTGCTTGCCCCAGGAGATAACTTGTGGGGGAGCAGTGACAAAGTAAAAGGTGAACCGGAATGTGTTCACAAGCTATCGAAACAGCTACCAGAAAAAGAACGAATTGGAGGTGAAGCGCCTCTCATCTTGGAGGGAGATGTAGTATATAAAATCTTCCATTCTGGTGCATCATTTGGGGCGAAGCTGTCACAGACTGTCCACAACTTGACACCAGGGTCTGAAGTCGAAATCACAGTTCCTATTCAAGTTCATTACCGAACAAAAGATGATGAATACGCTGTTGAATTCGGTATGTTCACAAATGAAAAAGGGGGTTGGTGGTCAGCTTCGAAGATTCCAAATCACAAGTGGCGATATAGACAACAAGTTCGCACAGTTGGAGATGATGGAACGTTACTAATTGAATTGTACTTCAAATCCAAATGGGCGAGACCGGTGGATTTCTTTATTGATGGTGTCAATGTGTTTGGTGTAGTTGACAACGTTCCAAACCCTGGCCCCGACCCTGACCCGCCTAGCCCAGATCCAGATCCGAAACCTGATCCAGATCCAAGCACTTTGGAGCAACGAGTGACAGAACTGCAAGCGTCCGTCGCTGCGAACACAGCAACTCTTGCTTTTTTAGTAGATAGCATAGAACGTCTTTCGGGTGTTGATGAAGGAATACTTGAAACAATTGATGAAATTTTGAATATTCTTGGCAACGATCATCCATCACCACCAACTGACCCAGTTTATGGAATTGATGCGTCAAAATGGCAAGGTGAAGCTCTTAACTTCGCACTTGCCAACAAAGCGTCATTTGCAATTCTTCGTGCAGGTTCAGGGAGAATGCAAACGCTAGAAGACTGGAATTTAAAGTATCTGTATGACACTGCGCTGGGGTCCAGTTTGAGGGTTGGGTTTTACTGGTATTTGTACCCAGAAAATCCAATGAAACAGGCAACTGATTTTGCTGAAATTTGTAATAGATACCCAAAGGCATCATTTGCATTTCTAGATGTTGAAGAAGAAGGGTTGACGATTGAAACAGTGAAAGCCTTTGTTAGTGCATTTGATTCAGTTTCTCCATTCAATAGACCAATAGGGATTTACACACGTGCAAATTACTGGGATGCGCTCACTACAGATTCGTGGAATAAAAGAGATTTGTGGGTAGCTCACTACACATCAGCAAGCCAATTTCTTCTGCCCAGTGGGGAGCCGAATCTCCCCCAATCATGGGACAATTACAAAATCTGGCAATTCACAAGTTTAGCTGGTGGTTTTTTCTCACACCATACCGAAAGTTTAGATGGGAATGTGTTTAACGGAACAAAGGTAGATGTTAGTAACTACAACTGGCGAAAATTAGATGAGCCAGACCCGCCGAATCAGAATAAATACGATTTAGTTGATTACATGATGGGTGATGGGCGGCTATTTGAGATGCGTCACGAATCTGGACAACAAGAACGGCAGCAAGATCAACCCATTGTTTCTTCTTCTGGGGAAACATATGGGTGGTTTAGGGTCAAGGGTGAAAATCAAGGGGTTTACGAAGAGTGGATCTTTGACGATCCTTACATATATCTAGTTTCAGATACATCTCCATCACCAACATCAGATGGGAAGGCGCGATATTACAAAATCAATCAAGATCCTAGGCTGGCTCCAAAATGCCCCCGCTTTATGTCGATTGGAGAAAAGTTCGTCGGAAGCAATCATCATGTCCAGTTCTACTTGAAGAAGAATTGTCAGCCACATTCCCAAAATTCTGGAACAGCGAAAAACATAACCGCACTTATCGCTCATTACAATTTAGTTACGTTTGAAGGGATTTCATATAAAGATGTTATTCAAATGAGTTTTAACGATGAGGTAAATTACTTCGCACGAGGTTATGGCCGTATTTATCATTGGGCAGCGCACGATGGTGAGTGGATAATTTCTGAAGAATTTTCTCCAGGAGAACGTCCTGATATTAAGCGAACGTCTATAGATTGTACTAGCTAGTAATTAAATCGTATTTACCAGACGGAGATCCAATGAATTTAACAGTCCATTGGATCTCTTTTCCAATTCTATTTTCGATAAAATGTCCAACATGCCCCGTATTCTCCACAGGAGCTTCCAGGAAATCTACAGACAATATGTTCATCTCTTCTTTCGCGGCAACCATTAAATAAAGCTCTAGACAGCACAAACAAGGACAGGGTAGCTTTATAATCCCTTGCTCTTGTTCCTCATTGGTAATAAAGTAAAAATAAGACATGGGCTTATTATATATTGGAATACATCTATGCGAAATGAGATGAATGGGCTATCTGGAAAAGGCTTTTATAAAATTCGAATGAGGATCGTCTAAATAGATTGGGGATTTGTATCCAGAGGTTAACCCTCTTTTTATCGTTAGTTCGATTTCATTTGATGGGAGAGGGTCTACCAATGATGCGGATTGTTCATGCAATGCCATTGCTGCTTCATCGAGTGACAATTTGTATCCAGCAGCAGCAATCCCACCCAGAACAAAAGCGGCTGAATTCAGAACATTATTTCGTTCACCAGGGACGGAGTTGGCTACTGATTCAAGCAATGTGTTCATTCGTTGTTTTAAGACGTATGTACCTGCCCCATTATACACAATATTTCTTTGTACATTAACTTGGCGTTCGGAAAGTTTTCTAGCAAATGGGGTTGCCACTTGATGAATAAAACGTTTAGTGGGGAGCCTGTTTTCAAGATACAACACATCGCAGTCTTTGCTTCCAAAAAATATTCTAGCAGCATCCTTACAAGCTGGGTCTGCGTGGCCCAGTTTGCCGAGCAGCGCAGCAGAAAGCACCTCAAACATCTTTCTTTGATATATTGGAGAGGTGAGTTCGAAAACGACTCTAGCCCTAGGTGCATCTGGTTTGTGGGATGGAGTCGTATACATGAAAGAGGCGTACCTTGAAATAAACGGATCTTGTGACAAGAACTCAAAGGACGATCTCTCATCCTCTGTATCATAATCTGCCGCAAGGATACACCCAGACTCGAAATACTTTCTTGCCCGATATGGTCTGGTCAAAGCAGAACAGAATGCATATCCCGATTGAATCATTTCAACAAATCTTTTTATGTCAATGTCGAAATTTTTAAACGATGTTCTGTATTCTTTTGTTGAAAGAATTTCGGGTGTGGGCTTATCAATAAAGTTCTTGTTTATTGCTAATTTCATTGACTCAATATACCAAAAATAGAGGGGTTACAGAATAGGTTAATTATACTATATTTCGCGAGACTTGAAAAGGGTCAATTTATAACGTATAATGTATACTATGCGAAACACAACTGGACAAAACAGAACGCATTGGATTGCACTGCGTCAAGAAATACTAGCAAAGATACTTGCATCTAAACCAAATAACAACTGGACTCCCGCAAAGATAGCAGAAGCCATGAAACTTGATCCAATTGTATCAGAAGCGCAACCAAAGTATAGTATTGTCACAGCGCGACGTGACTGGTATTCATTGTCTGGTGATTTGGCACGGCGTAGGGGGGAATTGGTTGACATTTATTTAAACGACCAGTTGGAACAAACAGACAATCTGCTGGACGATTTGTTGGACGAGTGGAGCAATTTGAAAGAAGTTGATATTGATTATGACTCTGAAACGTCGCCTGCTACACAAGCTAGTCAAAAAATCAAAGCAATGAATACTCTTAGCCAAGCTATTGAAAGGCTAATGAAAAGACAAGCAAACCTGTTGCCTCTTGAAGTTCCAAAGAAATTGGAAATTGAAGAACGTCGAATAAATTTAGATATATTCCTGGAAGCAAGGAATCAAAGAAGTGCATTAAAAGAAGGTGTAGTTATTGATGGAACATTTGAAGAAAGATAACTTTTCGGTAAGACCTCCAGGAGATCCAAACGAGTATACCGAGAAACAAATTTTAGAAGAACTAACTATCATATCAGAACTTACATTGGAATCGCTATTGTATTTTATATACAATTACGCTTATATCCTAAGTAACGATGAAAAAGCCTGGATCCCATTTGATTTGTGGGATACTGATTGCAAACCATACGACAATCAATTGACTCTTGTTGAAAAAGTATTTAACAACAATTTCCTTTGTATTCTAAAAGCTAGGCAAATTGGAATAACATGGTTAGCATTAACTATTTCATTGTGGTTCATGTTATTTCACCCTCTTCAGGCTATTTTGTTACTATCTAAGGGGGAAACGGAAGCCAAAGAATTGCTCAAGCGATTGAAAGGGATTTACGAGAAACTTCCTTATTGGATGAAGGCTAAAGAGATTCCTATTGATAACAAAGAGGAATGGTTGCTTTCAAATGGATCTAGGGCAAAATCGGTTTCCACAAAGGGTGGAGACTCCATGTCGTTTACAATTGCAATTGTGGATGAGGCAGATCTTATTTTTCGAGCAAACACACCGTTGAAACAAGTCCTTCTTAACATTGAGCCTACCGTTGGGCTCAAGGGAAAATTGATTTTACTATCAAAAAGCGAGAAATCAAGACCAAACAGTACGTTCAAAAACATATATCGAGCAACTAGAAGAGAAGAGGGGCGTTTCGTAGGCGCTTTTGTTCCATGGTTTGTGAATCCAGGAAGAGATGAAGTATGGTACGATTACCAAAGACAGAACAGTTTAAACATTGATGAAACTTTAGACAATCTACATGAAAGCTATCCATCAACCCCAGATGAAGCATTGTCTCCCAAGTCTGGAAACAAAAGATTGCCGTACACGTTGGTAACGCATACTTATCAACAACGAAAACCGACACTTTATGTAAACGACCTGCTGCCCATGCCTGAAGAATATGATGGACCAGATATTCACGGGCTGACAATTTACGAGCATCCAAGGGACAACAGACGATATGCAATCGGGGCAGACCCGGCTGAAGGGTTGGCGACTGGAGACAATGCAGCAATTAGTGTAGTTGATACAGCGTCACTATGTCAGGTTGCTAGGTATAAAGGAAAGGCTGATCCAGAAACTCTCGCTATTTATACCGCGAATATTTCTGGTTATTATAACAACGCACCTGTGTTGTACGAACGAAACAACCATGGCATTCTTTTTGGGAAAGAAATGCGAGATAATTACGAACAAATAAGATTATTAAAAGGCTGGGTTGCTTCCGGTCCAAGAAAAAAACCAGGATGGTTTACTTCAACTGCATCAAAATCATATATGTTTGATGAAGTTGCAAAAGCAATTAGAGAAGTTCGAACTTTGAACAAGAAAACAACAGAAAACGGAAGCAAGCTATGGTTGCTTTTTGACGAGGATACATATACTCAATTAACATCAATTGAAAATGATACGTACAAAGCCCCCACGGGAGAAGAGGACGATTTGGCAATTAGTTACTGCCTTGCTGTTGTTGCAGTAACTGTTTGCTTAAATCACAAAGTATCATTTAGTTTAATTCCAATCAAATAGAACAGGAGATCGTTATGCTTAATCAATTTAGAGAAGTAGTAAAGGCGCGAGTTGCCACAAATGTTCCTGCGTATGTAAGACGAGAAGCCGCAGTTGAAAACAATTTGCTTCCAGCAGAAACATTTGATAATTATTTTGGAACATTATCAGAAGAAGACAAGCTAAAATTGTCGTTGAAGCTTGGTTGGATTTATGCTGACATCGATTTAATCGCCAGAGAAGCAGCAGCGACAAAACACCATGTTATGCGGATTGAAAGCGAGGCAACTACAAAGAAAACAAGGGATGACAATCACCCTCTGTTCAAATTGATAAACTCTCCAAATGAATTTCTGAGCAAGCCATATCTTTTGCGTTTTATTATCTATTGGCTGAATATGTCTGACAGAGGTGCGTTTATTTTTATTGCACCTAAAAAAGAAAACCCAAACGAACCAAGCGAACTGTGGCCGATTATGTCAAGTCGAATTAGACCAATAAAAAGTCCAGACAATTATGTTCGTTACTTCGAGTATTCTACTGGTGGTACAACACAAAGCCCAAAACGGAGAACACTTCGTATTAATGCAAAACATGTTATTTGGTTTAGGTATCCAGATCCATTTGATTTGTGGAAGTCACTACCACCACTACTTGCTGCACTCCGAGCGTCAAATTTATATGACAGTATTATGTCAACTGAGCAAAAGCTGTATGGGAATGCTCGTGGGGTTCCTCTCTCAATTGTTTCAACTGACCCAGAAATTGGCAACACTGATTTCGAGGTTGTTCGAGAGCAAATAAAAAACGATTGGCAGGACGGTACGAATGTTGCAGTTACACGTGCAGGGACAATTTCAGTTGCTTCAATTGGGTTCAGCCAAAAAGACCTTGCATCAATTTCTTCAAAAATCTCAGCAAGGGATGAAATTGATTCAATCTTCTTCGGGTTTCCACTTCGAACTG